ATTTACTGTATTTTGAAGGGTTATTCAGAGATGAGTTAAAAGAATTAGAGAAATAGAATACAAGATTTCAGTGTTCTATTTCTCCATTTGATATAAAATCACTTATAATATTGATTCTTGCCAAACTCCTCTGGCACATCATCTTTCGGTAACTCGTAACGGTTTTCGATACGACTGGATAAGATTTTCATATCTTCATTAACCTTTTGATTGGTGATTTTGGCGTAAATTTGAGTAGTCTGAACCGAACGGTGTCCCATCATTTTGCAGAGTGTTTCAATCGGAACACCCTGTGATATACACACTTGGGTAGCATATGTATGTCTTCCCATATGATAGCAAAGACGGCTTTCAATACCACACTTTTGAGCAATGGTTTTCAGATTTTCATCAATGGTTTTCAACGTCTTTAACTTGAAAATCTTATCATCCGTCCGCTCATGCTTGTATTTCTCCATTATTTGAATGGGAACATTTAACAGCCTGATTCTGCACTCACTCTTAGTTTTCTGCCGTTCAATCCTTATCCACATAACCCCGTTATCGTCCTGTTTGATATGCTTTTCGGATAGGTTACACACATCGGCATACGCCATCCCCGAAAAACAAGCAAACAGAAAGATATCCCGACACCGTTCAAGATGTTTTTCGGCTATGGGTGTGGTGAGTAACTTTTGAAACTCGTCCATCGTCAAGTGCCTACGCTGTTTCAACGGTTTTTCTGCAACATAGTTTACAAACGGGTCACGTTTGATAATATCTTGGCTAATGGCTCTACGAACCATTTTCCGAAGTGGAATAGTATGATTCAACACCGTATTACTGTTCATTCGTTTATCTACCCTCAAATGAAAGTCGTAAGCATCAATAAAACTATGGGTAAGCTGATTTAGGGCAATATCTTTTATCTGGAATCTTACCCATAAGAAATTTTCCAATACCCTGTAAGAATGTAAGTATTGTTCGTAGGTTTCTTTTACACGATTTACGCCCACTCGAAATTTAAATTCTTCGTTGTGTTCTCTGAATAGCTCCAGTAATCCGGTAGCCTTTTTCCCAATGCCATTCAATGCATTTTTAACCGCTTCGGCAGTAACATATCCATCTTCCAAAACCAAACGGTCATAATGGCTCTGTATCTCTTGTTCCAAATTATCAAGAGTACGGTTTATTCTGGTGACTTCTTTACCTTTGCCAATAGCTCGCCCAGTTTGAGCATCCCACATTTCGGGATCTACATTCATTTTCGTACTAAAACGAGCTATTTGCGTATCTATGGTAATACGCCCAGTAATAATACATCGCCCCTTACTCTTTTTCTTTGCTTTCGATTTGTCAATATAGAACAGTACGGCAAACGTACTTCTTGCTTTTATCTTCATTGTCATAATGTTATACGTTTATAATACTACTTGAAATTTATCTTCAATACGAGATTCAGCCTTTTGCATATCTTCGGCTATCTTATGTTCCGTAATTTTGGCGTATATCTGTGTGGAACGCAAATCCCGATGTCCCAACATTCGGCTAACGCTCTCAATTGGAACACCTTGCGACAGACAAATTTCAGTCGCATAGGTATGTCTCCCGGCATGATAGATGAGCTTACGGTCTATCTTACAGAGTTTTGCAATTACTTTTAGGTTCTTATTTAGCCTACCACAACTAAGCATCGGGAGTAGTTTGCCATCTTTGGCAGTACCTTTGTATTTCTCAATAATCTGTTTGGGTAATTCCAATAGCGGAATATCGCAAGGCGTTCCAGTCTTTTGTCGGGTCGTTCTAATCCATAGTACGCCATCATCGGCTCTTACTATATCTTTGGGGGTAAGGTTGCAGACATCTCGATACGCCAAGCCAGTAAAAACTGAAAATAAAAACATATCACGGGTCAGATATCGGGATGGGTGGTCTAAGCGTGTTTTCATCAAGCGGTCGAGTTCTTCCCGTGTGAGATACTTTTGTTCTGCTTTCGGACGTTCAGGTGTATAGCCATCAAATGGGTCACGATAGATAATACCCTCTGCAATGGCTAACTTAATCATCTTCCGAATGTGGCGAACGATACCGAGAATTGTATTTGATTTTAGTTTGAGTTCTACACGTAGATAAAAATCACAGGCTTCAATAAAGGATAAATCCAATTTAGAAAAAGGGACATCCGACACGTTATATTTCTTTCGTATAAAACGGATCAGATGATTTAGAGAATTTTCATACTGAATTGCCGTATTCTTTTCTCGATTGACACCAACACGCTTGAAAAACTCTTGATTGTGGTACTGATAATACTTAACCAAAGTGTGTTGAGCCGAAGCCACGCCTTGAAAAGCGTTCTTTACTTCGTTGGCTGTGGTCGAACCATTCAACTGAATCAACTTTTGATAGTGTGAGTTAATCGAAACCGTTAGTTTATCCAACGTCCGATTAACGGTTACTGCCGTTGTGCTTTTACCTGACATACGGTTTGCCCGTGTATCCCAAAGGGATACATTAGCGGTCTGTTTGGTACTGAATTGTGCCATTGTTTTTCCGATGGAGATACGTCCCATAATCGGGCAAGTACCATCGGCTTTTACTTCTGTTTTCTTGATGTAGAAAAGCAGTTTGAAATCTGTTGCCATACTCTGTTGTTTTTAAGTGATAAAATTACTTCTAACAGAGCTATTTAAAGGAATGGAAAGGTCAGACTAACAGCGCCTTAATCGGCTAACTAACGACATCCACCAAAGAAAAGCAGCACATATAACTAAACCCGTCTAAAATTCAGCCTTTTACCTCATTTTTCTGTTTCAAAAACAGGGAACGGATAAGTAACTGAACGTTTTCCTAAATCTGCTTTTTATTGCATTTAAGGGGTTAGACAGCTAAAGCCATTATAAGACACAAATAATTGTATTAGTGCGAATTACGTTCAATTTCTAATTTTCGCTTTTTAGGTTTACAGTTTTGCAAGCACAGTTACTTTAGCCAATAACATATCTCTGGAAGTCGTTTCTAAGATGTTAGGACATACTAATACAAGAATGACCGCCCACTATGCAAAGCTAATAGACAAGTGCATTGGTGAACAAATGGATAAACTGATGGATACGTTCACAGGAGATTCTGATTATTAAAGCATACTCTATTATTCACAAATTACCCCACTTGCAGCAATGCGGGTGGGGTTTAATTTTTAACTTTGCACAATACTATATGAAACAGAATATGCAACCAGTTGATAAGTTTACGGAATTAGATACAGTCTATTGCATTTACACAGGTAAGGAAGATGAAGTTCTTGATTATGTTTGGAACTTTGCCACGAAAATACACTCAGCAGAACCAATGATTACTGATGATGGGTACCAGTTTGAAGGCAGTTACGCTATAGGTACATTTAAGAGACGATACAATGAACGGTTGATTAAAATGCCATTAACATATGAAGCATACAAAGCCAACAAAGATATTCAAGCAGCCATCACAAACTTACGTTTAGATGTAGACAAGTTTTGGCTTGCCCTATTATTCATTTGGGATTACGTGGATGGGCAATGCTGGCAAGCATCTGAATCTGGAGATTATCCTGTTAAAGAAATGAAGGGCTTGATTAACGCATTATCTCAATATGAAGAAGCTCCAGAAGCTAATCCTCTCACAGATACTATACATTTTAAAGAAGATGTAGCACTCTCCCTACAAGTAAAGAACAAATCTATACATACTATTAAATCTCCTAATACTATCAAGTTTATACTTGCTTGTTGCCAAGATTATGTAAACAAGGCAGAGGCACTTCATACAGATGATATAAATGGGCTTAATCAGTTCAATGATAATATAGGAATGTTTACTCATCCTATATATGATACACAAGTAACTGCAAGCACTACTAAAAGAATTTGCCTGTTCGCCCAAACATTCCAACTATTCTTTAACTTCATACCATTATCCTCTCCATTTCACAACGTGAGAGGCAAACGAAATGCACATAGCGTTACATTCCTAATTTCACAGCTTATCTACCTTACAAGAATATCAGATAATGAGAATTTCTATGTGGATAAGACTACTCTTAAAGGATATTTAAGCAAAAATAAAAAAAGGAATTGGAATGTACGCAATAATATATACTAATAATCAACACTTTAAGTAAGGGAGAGTAACATCTCCCTATTTTTTTACTCTCTCTTAATCTCCCCTATTATACATTTCTTTGCAACGTCAAAGGGACAGAGCTTGTAAGGCAAGCTAATTAAGAGAGAACCAAAATCCCCTAAATTTTACTCTCTCTTAATTCTTCCAGAAGTTCGCACCTTTGCAACGTAATCAGAAAGCCAAGTGCGCATAGGTTTGATGATTACAGTAAACGAAATTATTAATCATCTAAATAGTAAAGAAGATGGAAACTATTATCACGACAGCAGGAGAGACTGCAACCAATAACAATTCAGTAGCTAATGTTAAAGCAGGAAAGGCTGTGCGCACTACAAGTCTAAAACAACAACTGACTAAGGCAGAGAAAGATTTGAAGAATATGGTTAATAGAAAGGTAGATGACACTGTTCTATGTGCCCAAAAGCAGATTGTGGAACAATTAAAGCAAGCTATAACTGAGAAGAATAGCAAAAAGGAAGCCCCTGCTTTCACTCTTAAAGATGAACCTATAACATTCCAATTAGCTAAGACTGGGGAGAAGGTCTCCAAGAAGATTGCCTTTGTAGATAAGAACAGAACAGTTAATACCAAGAAGGTTGATGAATTCATTGCCATTATTGATAATGGTAAATATGATGATGCTTATCCTATTATCGTGGTAGAAGCCAAAAAGCTGATAAAGGCAGGCTACACCATTACTGATGTAAACGGTAGAACACTAACAGCAGAAGAGGCAGAAGGCTACTTCGTAATCTTAGATGGTCAACATAAAACTACAGCATTTGCCAAACTTAATTCTGTCAGAGGTAACATCGTTATTCCCAATGTCTTTGTTAGAGATATTACTAATGTGGGAGAATATCTGGTAAATATTAATACCGTAGGAAATTGGAGTAAGGAAGATAGAGTAAGTGTAGCAGCTCTGACTTCTGATGAAGAACTCTTTAAGAGCATGGCAAACCTAATCAAAGAAGGATTCAACCCAACGACGGCAGGCTTAATTTACACCAGAAAGAGCATTTCTGAGAAGGTACTTGCTAAAGTTTTAAAAGGGGAAGAGTACAAACTGCCCAAAGACACCATAGTTGACATCAAGAGAGGCAATGATTTCATAACACTATGTAAGGCTGCCAATATCAGCGTTCCATATCTCACTAAACGCTATTTCATTAAAGGCTTTAACAGCTATGCCAAAGTACATGGTGAGGAGCAGGCATTTGAGGCTTTGGAGAAACTAAAGCAATTAGAACTTAATGACGAGAAACTAAAGCTGATAAAGGAAGATGATGATTTCCAGAAGATGCTCCAAGATGCTCTGAATGCTTAATCCAGACCCCAGAGAAAGCCAATGTGACAGGTTGGCTTCATTTTATAACAAATGAAAACATAAAAGATGAAAATAAATATCATACAATCAAGTTTATACCTAAGTGCAGTCTATGAGGCTCTGATTGCCAAACAAGAGCTTGTAAGAACCAAAATGGAGAGATATAATGAAGTCAAACTCTATCTGTTCAGCTTCATTCTTCCAGAATATAGCTCTGAGGAATATGTTAAAGAGAGTCTCAAACTTTACAATGATAACAAACTATTTCCTATTATCATAACTTCTATTGCATACAAAGAAGTAGATAACCCAAGAATAGCTTTCAAAAATGAGAATGGAAT